ACTTTTAGCTTTTACTCCTTAAGCAGTCCTTATCGTACCTCTGCGTCCTTTTTTCGTCTTTTTTTGCTTTTTGTGACTTTAGTGTCAATAAGCACTAATATATCAAGGGTTGATTAGTGCTTATTTGCTGCGCGCTTCGCTTGCGTTCCGTTAATTTTTCAGCGAAACAAGTTTCGCCAAAAAATAAACGTTGTTTAGTTTTCTGTTTGATTTTCATCTTGTACATCTGTAATTGTAGTACGTTTCTTTGCTCGTTTCTTTTCCACTTCCTGTTTTACGCGGTTGTTAATATCTTTTAATTCTTGTTCTGCTTTTTCGCGTAATTCTTCAATTTCTGCTAAATCTAGTTTCTGAGGGTCTACATCAAATCCTTCTTCGCCTTCCCAAATAGGGGTTTTTTGTCCTTCCAGTGGTAATCCTTTTGCATAGCGAATAAGTAATTCGCGGAGAGTCATTGACTGGTCGGGTACTGTTTTACTTTCGCCGAAATTTTCTTGTCCATTGTACTTTTTCATTAAAGTACTTGTTGCTTTGTGGCTCATAATTTTGCTTTTAATGCTTGTTTTTTAAATGGTTTTTGTCTTTCTTTTGATTTTTTTGCCATTCTTCTAAAATCATTTGCGGTTTCTTCTGCTTGTTTATAATAGTACAAATCGCCATACTTGTCTTGTAATTCATCTACCTGTTTTTGCGATTCTGCACGCATAAATACTCCTATTCTGAACTTTTGACCTTTGTCGTATAACTTGTCCTTGTAATACCTAGGCATAGCTGCTTTTTTACCGTCTTTAAGTGGTAAATAGACTTTATTTTCTATGTTTCCTTTTGTGTGCCACTTGACCATGTTTTCAGTGAGATATCCTGCACCCAATCCTTTAGACATGAGTGCGAACTCTTTTTGTCTGTCATCCCCATTAAATTGGGGAATTTTCTTGTCTTTGCTAATATACTTAAGAGTATAGCCGACACTGGCATCACCAACATCACCAAAATGCACGTTACCAAGAGTAATATCATTGAGCTTCCAAGCATTTTCTACTATTTTAGGGTTTGCGTTGAATAATATAATATGATAATGTGGTCTTTCTCCTATATCTCCGTATTCTCCTACTGCGTAATAGCTAATTTTTTGCTTTGTTAATTTTCTAAGCCTTTTAAAAAAATTTTGTACGTCCGCTTTAACCAATGTTTGTAATCCATTTTTAGTAATATATCTTTTTTTAACTTCCTTAATATTACCTTCTGTATCATAAATTATATCTTCAGCATTGTTCAAATAATCATCATTGTAAGTAAGAGTAACGAAGTGAGCAGAATTGCTCTGCTCACTTTGTTTGTTTAGTCTAAATGCCCATCCTGAAACTCTGCGTCTTACACATGCGGGACATTTCCCACATGGAAAGGGCATATAACCGGTTTCTACACCTTTTACTAATTCCATTTTTTTATGGAATGGTGTTTGACATCTAGTACTCATATATTAGAACATTGGCGTTCCAAACTTAGGCATAGGCCTTACTGCACGTATTTTATGCAATACTTGACAATACAAATTGTCTGTTCCCTCTGGGTCATCTGTTACCGCAAATATGCGTTCTACATCTCCAGGGTCGCATTCGATAAATCCTTGTGATAGGGTAGGGTCTACGTTAAAAATTCTTCCTAAGTGCCAATACTTTAAGGTTGTTCTAAAATCTCCTGCTACTCGGTTAGGGCAGAATTTATATTCTGCATAGCGGGGTACATATCCGAATGTGTTTGCTGCGTTGTTGGTGTAAGCATATAGCTCGTTATTTGTGACGGGTTGCTCTCCAATATGTGCAAATGAAGGCCAGAAGAAATCAAGCGGGTCGTTTTTGAGATATGTTTTTGGAATTCCTTGTTGGTAAGCAGTTTTTGGCATAACGGACATAATTCCGATAATGTATCCGTGTTCTTCACAGAAATAAGTACCATATTTTCCTGTTGTTACTGCTACTGCGTGTCCGGCCATGTTACCCTGTGGTAATTCTGTTGATGCGCCTGTAGTGTTTAATACTTCAGATATAACTACCGGTGTTTTTATTCCTGTGATGTATTCGGGACGTTGTAACCTTTTGTCGCTACTTTTTACTCCGAAATGCATAAGGATATTCTCGATATAACGTGTTCCACCACGTGCGTTTTTTTCAAGCCATTCCTGTAATCTAAATGCTCGGCGTAAATCGTTGATTGTTGTAGATGATATATCAAATTCATCGCCATCTACAAATAAGTATTTTGCATCTATAGTTGAACTTCCTAAATCATTTTTTGCAAATGTTCTGTCAAATCCCAAAGTTGCAGGGTTTACTGGATCACCTAATCCTGTATAAAAATTTACATCATCACCTAATATTTTATTACTAACTCTTACTGCTACATCATTCTCTACTTGTCCTATGGGTATGTCTACTGCTGCGCCTTTTTGTGCAAATGGTAATGCACTTGTAAAATAATCGTGTTCCCATGCTCTAAGACGCATTTGTAATAAATCTGATGCGGTTGCTATATTGTTTCCGTCTGTTAACTTGTAATCTACTTCGGGTACTAAATTTTCGTCTCTATAAAACTCGTTATAAATTGCTTGATAAGCTGCTAGTGGTAATGCGTTAATATTTTGCGTTACTGCTGGGCTGCTATTGTTTGGGGGTACTCCCAAATAATCCAAGAACTTTTTTTGATAATCTGTTGCACTTGGTAAATACTCTAAATAGGGTAGGGTGTGGGTTGTGTTTGCATCTACTATAAATTTTTCCCAATTTTCCCATGTAATCCTGTTTGGTACAAAGAAGTAGTGCATAGTTACGTCCATGCGGTGCATAACAGGGGCGAGTAATGGTGCGAATCTGATTAAACTATCGCATCCAATGTTGAACATGTCTCCGGGGACACATTCTATCACGCAAGTAGGTGTGAGTTGTCCCATTTTAGTTGACATTTTTACGTCATGTGTTAAATCGAACACATTTTTCTTCGGTTTGCTTACTTCAACCGAGTTGAATAAGTTTTTGTTTGCCATTTTGGTTGGTTTTGTTTATATAGGTTTATAATCTAATACCTCCACGTGATACGTAATATTTGCGAAGCCTTTTAGTTTTTCCGCGTCTTTTGCGGTTTCGCTTAGAATAGAGTCTTCTGCGCATTGTGTTTGTTTTTAAGGGTTTGTAATTATTGTTTGTTTAGTGTTTCTTAGTAATTTTTAGTAAATTTTCCTATAATTTATATTAAGTTCAATATCAGTTAAATACATGATATAATTCTAATTTTTATATAATTTTTTTTCCACATATATGTGGATATCCCCTACCCTATGGGGTAGGGGGTTTTGTTTTTAGTTGTTTTGGTTTATCATATTAGGTTATTTCCAAATTTTATTCCACCAATTCTTTAATTCTTCAAATGGTTTATCAATTGCTTGTCCTAATACTCTCATATACACAGGGTCATTTGGATTGATTCCTTTTTCTCTAAGGTCTATTTCTATTTGCTGTAATATTCCAGCTCTTTCCTTGTTCCTAGTGTCTTGTCTAATATTGTACCTTTCTTCTTCTGTTTTAGCAATATTTGCCCTTCTTTGGTCTATTTCTGCTAATGCTAATTTTAGATTAGGCTGTTGCATAAGTGCCTCTGTTACTATTTGCTGGGTAGTTCTTTGTGTGTTTGTCAAGGTTGACTGAATACTTGCTTCTTGCTGTTTAACTCCTAATCTGGCTGCCTCTAGTACATAGCCTTGTAAAGATTCTGCTTGTTGCAATTGAAATTTACTTTTTGCTGTTTCCTGTACGTTTTTAGCAGTTTGACTAGCTTGATTTAATGCCTGCTGCCTTGCTACTTGTGTTAATTCTTGTATTCTATCCCTTTGAATGTTTTTTAATTCTAGATCTACACCGGTAAATAATGCTGATTTTGCTACTGCTCCTAAATCGAATTGGGGTGCTGAAGGATTCCAACTTTTTGTATCTGTACTTCTTACAGGCTGACTTACATTGCCGGGTCCTCCTCCATATATTAAATGGGGGTTTAATCCTGCTGCTTTTAGCCTTGCCATTTGTTGTTCTGGACTATTGTATGCGTTTTGCATTTGCCAATCTTGCAACGCATGTTGCCTTTGCATTCCATACATTCTTTCATTCCATTGCCTTGTTTTTTTGTTGATGCCGCTTTGTGAAGCTGCATTTATTCCTTGTCCTAGTAAGAGACTTCCTGCCGTAATTAATGGCGCTACTAATGGTCCTGGCATAACTTTGTTTTTTTTAAGTGTTTTTATTTATTTTTCTAAATTCACTTTTAGCTTTTACTCCTTAAGCAGTCCTTATCGTACCTCTGCGTCCTTTTTTCGTCTTTTTTTGCTTTTTGTGACTTTAGTGTCAATAAGCACTAATATATCAAGGGTTGATTAGTGCTTATTTG